GTTTAAAAGACAAACAAATTTTTATGCCGACTGAAGAAATAGTTGAAGTTAAATTTGTTGACCCATTTAACGACGAAATGGAAGATTAAAAATGGCTGAGAATATGGATGTTAACGAAGGAACTATGTGGGATGAACCCTCTTCATCTGATAAAGAATTAGTATCTTTTGTTGTTGCACACTGTGACCGCTGGAGAGACAGTCGAGACCAGAACTTCCTAGAAGATTGGAAAGAATACGAAAGAATCTTTAGAGGTGAGTGGGCTGCAGAAGATAAAACAAGAGACTCAGAGCGTAGTCGCTTAATTAGTCCAGCTACTCAGCAAGCGGTAGAAACTCGCCACGCTGAAATCATGGAAGCTATCTTTGGTAACGGAGAGTTCTTTGACATCAAAGATGACCTAAAGGACTACAACGGTAATCCAATGGATGTCCAAGCAATTCGTGCTTTGCTCATGGAAGACTTAACTGTTAATAAAATTCGTAAGTCTGTTGACCAAGTTGAATTGATGGCTGAGATTTATGGTACAGGTATTGGCGAAATTATTGTTAAGACTGACACCGAGTATGTTCCTACCACACAAGCAATTCCCGGTTCAACGCAAGCCGCTTATGGTGTCACTGAGAAAGAATATTTCTGCGTTAAAATAAACCCAGTTAATCCTAAGAACTTCTTGATTGACCCTAACGCTGCTTCAATTGATGATGCGATGGGTTGTGCAGTCGAAAGGTTTGTCTCTATCCACAAAATCGTGGAAGGTATGGAAAAAGGTATCTATCGTAAGGTAGACATTGGACCCACTGGTAACGATGACGACTTAGAAGTCACTCAAGAAATTATTCAGTTCCAAGATGACAAGGTTAAACTTCTTACTTACTACGGATTAGTCCCTAGAGAGTACCTAGAAGACCTTGAGAACAAAGGAGAAGAGGTAGTTGACCTATTCCCTGAAGATAGTACTGCCGACACCTACAGCGACCTTGTAGAAGCTATTGTGGTCATTGCTAACGATGGTTTACTTCTCAAGGCTGATAAGAACCCCTACATGATGAAAGACCGTCCTGTAGTTGCTTATCAGGACGATACTGTCCCTAATCGTTTCTGGGGTCGTGGTACAGTAGAAAAAGCCTACAATATGCAAAAGGCTATTGACGCACAACTTCGTAGCCATTTAGACAGCCTAGCCCTAACTACTGCACCCATGATTGCAATGGACGCTACTCGTTTACCTCGTGGTGCTAAGTTTGAAGTTAAACCCGGTAAAGCTATCCTCACCAATGGTAATCCAGCAGAGATTATGATGCCATTTAAGTTTGGCGTTACAAGTCCTGAGTCTGCAGCTACTGCTCGTGAGTTTGAGCGTATGTTGTTAATGGCAACTGGCACTCTAGATAGCCAAGGCATGGTATCACAGGCTTCTCGTGATTCTACTGGTGCTGGTATGTCGATGGCTGTGTCTGGAATTATCAAGAAATACAAGCGTACCCTGACAAACTTCCAAGAAGATTTCATGGTTCCATTGATTAAGAAGGTTGCTTTCCGGTATATGCAGTTTGACCCTGAGCGTTATCCTTCTGTAGACATGAAGTTCATTCCTACCGCTACTTTGGGTATTATGGCTCGTGAATACGAACAACAACAGCTTATTGGCTTACTACAGACACTAGGACCTAATACTCCTGTGTTGCCTATCATCCTAAAAGGTATTATTGCTAACTCTAGTCTGTCTAATCGTGCTGAAATGGAAGCTGCTTTGACTCAAATGAGCCAACCTAATCCAGAACAAGCACAAATGCAGCAAATGACTATGCAAATGGATATGGAACAGAAGCAAGCAACCACTCAATCGCTGCAAGCTAGAGCGCAAAGAGACGCTGCAGAGGCACAAAAGACTGTAGTTGAGACTCAATTACTGCCTGAAGAGTTAAAAGCGAAGGTTATTAGTTCACTTTCTACCAATATTGAAGGCGATAACGCACAGATGCAGTTTGAACAACGTGCAAAGATTGCTGATTTGATGCTCAAAGAGAAAGATATTGAGAATAAAGGCAAGATTGTCGAACTACAGATGCAAAAAAACTCTAGAATGTAAAGAAATCTATTGACTTTTTAATAAAACTGTGGTAAAATACGGCTATATAAGTAAGTAAGCACTCACTTACATTCTCCAAAAGGACAAAGAATGGATGAAAAACTACAAGCCTATTACGAGGCACGATTCTCGATGATGGCTACCCAAGGTTGGAAAGACCTGCTTGAAGATGCTCAAGGCTTCTTCGATGGTATCAACAAAGTAGCAGCAATACAGAATGAAAATGATTTGTTTATGAAGAAAGGGCAGTTAGACGTTCTTCAGTGGCTATTAAGCCTTAAAGACAGTTCATCACAGACCTACGAGCAGCTCATGTCGGGAGACTCAGCAAATGGCTCTTAGGGTATTTGATTTCCTCTGCGAAGAGGGACACTTACACGAACACTTTGTTAGTTATGAGGTGACAGAAGTATCGTGTGAGACTTGCAGTAAAACTGCTTTACGACAGATTTCAACTCCTACCATTTATTTGGAACCGTTCTCAGGGAACTTCTCTGCAGCGGCGGATAGATGGGCTAGAAATAGAGCTGAAAAACAGAAACTAGAGCAGAAACAAAATTCCTGAGATACCTCGTAAGAGCCTCAGATTATTAATCCTAAAATCACTTGATACGGTGACAGGAGACTTTAAAAATGGCAGCACAATTCATTGAAGAAAACGAACTGTTTAACAATAACGGGCAAGAAGAAGTACAAGACATTACAACCCCAGTTCCTGACAGCACTACTGCAGGAAAAACTGAAGAGGCTGGTGTCAAAGCTGAACCAGTAGAAGAATTACCAGAGAAGTATAAAGGTAAATCAGCTATTGAGATTGCTAAGATGCACCAAGAAGCTGAAAAGCTCATTGGACGACAAGCAAACGAAGTTCACGAAGTACGAAGTCTTGCAGACCAGTTATTAAAACAGCAACTCGATTCCAACAAGAAAATAGCAGCCCCGATTGAAGAATCGCTTGAAGAAGACTTTTTTGCCGACCCAGCAAGTGCGGTCAACAGACAAGTAGAGAAGCATCCTGCAGTTCTTGAAGCACAACGATTTGCAGCAGAAATGCGCCATGCTCAAACAGCCCAAAAACTAGCTGAGCAACATCCCGGATACAGGGAGCTTGCCATAAGTGAGCCTTTTGTAGAGTGGATTAAAGCATCTCCTGTTCGCATGAGTTTATATACTAAAGCTGAAACTGAGTTAGATTATGATTCTGCTAATGAACTTCTTAGCACTTATAAAGAGTTAAAACAAGTTCGTCAAACAACACAGAATCAACAAGCTAATAAAGAAGAAGCAAAAGCTCAAGAACAAGCAATGAAGGCAGCTACAGTCGATGTTGGTGGCTCTGGTGAAACCAGCAGAAAAGTATATCGAAGAGCAGACCTTATTAAACTGAGAATGACAGACCCTGACCGCTATATGGCACTTCAAGATGAAATCATGAGTGCTTACGCCCAAGGACGAGTCAAGTAATTTTAGAATTTATAATTTAAAGGAAATATATCATGGCATTAGGTACAGATAACGTAACGGTCACAACAGCAGCGACGTTCATCCCAGAAATCTGGAGTGACGAAATTGCAGCCGCTTACAAGAAATCATTAGTAGCAGCAAATGTTATTAAAAAAATGTCTTTCAAAGGCAAAAAAGGCGATACAGTTCATATCCCTGTTCCAACTCGTGGTTCAGCAGCTTCTAAAACTGCAGGTTCACAAGTTACTTTGATTGCAGCAACTGAGACAGAAGTAACTGTTTCAATCACCAATCACTATGAGTACAGCCGTTTGATTGAGGATATTGTCGAAGCTCAAGCATTGTCTTCACTACGTCAGTTCTACACAGACGACGCTGGCTACGCTTTGGGTAAGCAAGTTGACACAAGCATTATTCAATTAGGTCGTATTTCTCAAGGTGGTGCTAATACAGCAGCTTACACTAAGGGTTACATCGGTGGTGATGGTTCCACATTGTATGTTGCTGCAAACAACAACGCTTCTGCATTGACTGATGCTGGTATCCGTCGTGCTATCCAGCGTTTGGATGACAGCGATGTTCCAATGGATGGTCGTTTCTTCATTATCCCTCCATCAAGCCGTAACACATTGATGGGCTTGGCTCGTTACACTGAGCAAGCGTTTGTTGGTGAAATGGGTTCTGCCAATACAATCCGTAATGGTGAAATCGGTAACCTCTACGGTATGCCTGTATTTGTGTCTTCTAACGCTGACACAACTTCTGGTTCTACTGCAGCTCGTGCTTGCTTAATGGGTCATAAAGATTCAATGGTATTGGTAGAGCAAATGGGTGTTCGTTCACAGACTCAGTACAAACAAGAGTACCTCGGTACATTGTTCACTGCAGATACACTTTATGGTGTAGCTGAGTTGCGTGACTACGCTTCTGTTGCTTTAGTTGTTCCAGCTTAAGTAGTTGATTGACTCTGCCCCGGTAGAAACTGCTGGGGCAGTTTACTTTAGTACTCTCTCATAAGAGTTTTAAAATAAACTGTAAAGGTACAATATGGTTCAATTTAAATGTATTATTTCTGGTAACATTATTTCTTTCGAACACGAAGTAGATATTCTAACTACTCGTGATAATCCTGCTTATGAGGAAGTAAAAGAAGAAGTAAAACCTGTAGCAAAAACCACTAAGAAAACTGTAGCAACTTCTGAGGCTGAATGATTGAAACATTGTTACAAGTGTCAGTCTTTTAAATCTTTAGATTTGTTTGGTAAAAACAAGTCACGTAAAGACGGATTAGCTGATGAATGTAAAAAATGTAAACGTTCTCAAGATAGAGACTATGCTTCTAAACACCGAGAAGAAGCAAAACAAAGAGCTTCAGAATGGTATTATAACAATTACGAGTACGCTTTACAAAGAAATAAAATAAATGGTGAATTGTGGAGAAAAGAAAATCCTGATAAACACTGTGCTAGACAAAGTAAAAGACGTGCTTCTAAATTAAATGCAACACCTACTTGGTTGTCAGAATCTCATCTGTTACATATGCAATGTAAATATTCATTGTCTAAAATGTTAAGCAAAGAAACAGGACAACTACATCATGTAGACCATATTGTTCCTTTAAAAGGCAAAACAGTATGTGGTCTTCATGTTCCTTGGAACTTACAAGTGATTCCTGCAAAAGAGAATCTTTGTAAACATAATAAATTTTAGGGGAATATTATTTCTATCTATCGTGGTGCAGGGGGTGCAGGAGACGCTGTTGCCGACTCAGCCAGTGAAGCTCTATTAATTCGTGAACTAGCTGTAGAAGTACAAGCTGATGCTGACGCTGCTTCTGCAAGTGCTACAACAGCTTCAACTCAAGCAAGTAACGCAAGCACATCTGCAAGCAACGCTTCTACTTCAGCATCTAATGCAAGTACTTCTGCAACTAACGCATCTAACTCAGCTACCTCTGCAAGCGGTTCAGCCTCTACAGCAACTACTCAAGCCTCTAACGCAAGTACTTCTGCAACTGCTGCTGCAGCTTCAGCAAGCTCTGCTTCAGGGTCTGCTTCAACAGCAACCACACAGGCAACTAATGCAAGTACCTCAGCAACTACAGCTTCTACTCAAGCATCTAATGCTTCCACTTCAGCAAGTGCAGCAGCAACTTCAGCAACTAATGCTTCCAACAGTGCATCGGCTGCTTCCACATCTGCTACAAATGCAAGCAACTCCGCTACATCCGCTTCAGGAAGTGCTTCTACAGCGACTACTCAAGCCAGTAACGCCTCTACTTCTGCATCTAATGCAGCTACCAGCGAAACTAACGCAGCTACGTCAGCAAGCACAGCAACTACTCAAGCAGGAATAGCAACAACACAGGCTAGTAACGCTTCTACGAGTGCCACTACAGCGACTACACAAGCCAGCAATGCTTCCACCAGTGCTACTGCTGCTGCAGCTTCTGCGACCTCAGCAAGTGGCTCTGCATCGACTGCTACAACGCAAGCACCCATGCTCATTTGGGTAGTGCCAGCAGAGTTTTTAAG